TTGGGTAAAACGTTCAACCATCGGTATCCTCCTCTTTTTTCACACCGACGATTGCCCAGATATGGTCGGTTGTCAGAACGGTGTTATTCGTGACGAATCGGAGAATACTTTCGAGTTGTGCTTCTTTGTGGAGTAATTCGTCGTATCTGCTCATATCGACCTCCACCGTGGGTACTCCTGCGAATAACGTTCTATTGCTCATTTCTTCTCCTCCGGCTTTTCAAACAGCTTTTCCGGCATACAGTTCTTTCGACCATAGAGCTGGTCTTTACAGCCATAGCGGGTCTCACTGTCCTCCGTAATAAGGAACCACTGCATCACACCGGCCTTGTTAGGAGCCTTAGCCATCTGACCCACGATGTTGCACAGACCCACCACCTGGGGCAGAATCTTACGCGGCAGATTCGGGATCTGACGGATGCCGGGGTTGCCGTCCATCTTGATGATCTCCTCTGCATCGTCCCATGCAGTGAAGGTCACATGGCAGTGGGCGTTGGCAGCCAGACGGGTAAGCCGCTTGATGGCCTGATACACCGCCTGATAGACCTGTCGGATGTCTTTGATTCGCCCCTGCTCCTCAATCTCCAGCAGAGCCAGTTCTTTCAGATCCGTCAGATTGTCCACCACGATAAGGGTGTACTTGCCGGAGTTCAGCGCCGTCTCGAACTGCTGCGTGAAGTAGTTTTTCCCGTCGCCGGGATCTATCCAGTGTTCCACCCGCTCCGTGGTCACGTTCTTTCGGTCGAAGCGATTCAGCACCACGGAGCTGTTGTCGCTGCACAGCAGCAGGATTTTCTCTTTCGCCGGAGCCGTAGCGGCCACGGTCTTACCTGAGCCGGGTGGTCCCCAAATCATTGCAACTGCCATAAAATCCGTCCTTTCGTATGACTCTCAGTCATATCAGAGAGTAAAAAATTAAGACTCCCCGTAAATAGCCTTGATTTCAGCATTGGAAAGTCCCACAAGTTCAAAATCTATCGGGTGTTTCAGTACCTTCGTGGCTCGGCAGTATTCGCATACACCGCACCGCTCCGACTTAATCTTACCCGATTTCACGGCCAGGATGCGAGGCAGATTTTTCTCTATCTCTGCCAGCAGCTCCTCGCGCCGCCATCTTGGTATCTCTATCAGTTCAATGTCGATTGGATCTTGTTTCGTGGCCACCGCCAGAAACGTGTCCAAATCGTGTCCCTCCACGGCAGCGTACACCGCCATTTGAAGGTCATACCCCCAGTGTTCGACGAAACTCTTTCCCATGATTCGCTCCATAGACCGCATAACTTTCAGGTCTACGATCATGCGTCCCGGATGGTAGCTGTCGATCTTGATTTTCCAGTCCGCTCCGAACAGCTTGGCCGTTTTGATGGTCTGTTTCTCACCGCTCATGTAGTGCATGAAAACGCTGTCTTTTTGGACTCTCTGGATGATTTCTTCCGCCATGACGAAATCTGCTTTGAGAGAACCATCCTTCTTGAAAATCTCCGGGTTTTCCTCCCGGAACTTCTCCAGCGTTCCCTCAAACCATGCGTCCACATAGCTGCCAACCAGAAGCGCCGTGGTTTTCGGCTTCTTCCATTTCCCGCGAACCTGGGCCAGAGCCGCAGCCTCGCACTTCTGAAATTCTTTATACTGGCTGATACTCATATAACGCCGATTCGCTTTGTCGGAATAATAGTTCTCGTCAGTAAGGATCATAAACAGCTATCCCCTTTGCGTCGTCGATGCAACCTTCGCACCACTGCTCTCCCATCAGATCCCAATAATCGTCCCCGTCGCGAATCACTTCGCCACATCCAGAACAGATATATACTGCCGGTGGGTCTGGAGCGTTCGGACAGCGAGGGTCACAAGGAGACTGTCTGCAAATATCACACACAGATATATCACCCACCTCCAAAATACTCTTGACTTTACGATAATTATGTTTTAGTATTTAATCGTAAAAATAACTGAGACGCATCCAGTATATCTAAAACTTGGCAAATCTGAACGATCTCGGAAATCTTGAAATCGGTTCGACCCACGATACGTCTATACATAGCGTACTTTGAGAGGCCAATCTGTTTTGCCAACGACGAATAGGAAATATCTCGTTTCTGGATTTCCATATCCAAGTTTGGGTAAACGGTTTGCATGGGTTCACCTCCCCAGAATACGACTATGGGTCATACGCCCATATTTTCACTATAATATTTTTTTTCACCATTGACAAGACATTATCGGAAAGTTTTCTCGATTCTACATAATGCACGAAAACAGACAAGGAGGGTTTACATGGCGCAGTTAGATAACGACGCTACCGTTAAGGCGTTTGGTCTTTTTGTACGACAGGCCAGAGAAAAACAGGAATTAAAGCAGTCCGATGTGGCTAAAAAGGTGGGGATCACGCAATCCCACTACAGTTATATTGAATTGGGGAAACGAGAAATAGGTATGACCTTAGCACTGAATATCTGTGATGCTCTTGGTCTGGATTTCAATGCCTTCATACAGTTTTTGACGATGAAAAAACCTCGCGTAATACGCCCTAAAATTGAAATGGAAACAGAAAACAGCACTCCGCTGTGATACGGAGTGCTGTTGCTTTTATTTATCCAGTAATAGATTTCGGAGCAATGTGTTCACCAAGATGCTTCGTGTGGTTTTGTTCTGCTTGGCCAGCTTATCCAGAGCCACCACAATGTCATCCTCCAGATAGAAAGACACATTGCTTTTCGTTTTCGTCTGCACGATCCCGCTAAGAAGATCCGTCACCTTTTCCGGTTTTTCCGCAACCGGCTTTTCCTCTTTCGGTTTTTCCGGCTCCGGCTGTGGCTGCTGTACAGGCTCCTCAGCCGGTTTCTGCTCCACCGTTTGTGATTTCCGATTCGGCTGGATCGGTGGTTTTACTTCCGTTCCAAAATACGGACTCCGCTTTACCATCTTCTTATCGTCCATTTTACAACACTCCTCTATCTGTCAGCATATCCACCACATTACGAATCTCATACAGTGCATCGGTAGCCGGTTCACGGTCTTTTCTCGGACACACCTTCTGATACAGATTCATGGGCATTTTTGCAATGGCTGCGTACTTGTACACGTCTTTCGTGCGGATCATCTGAGGAACGTACAGCTTAGAAAACGCCTCGTCGGTCTCCAGATAGTCCTGCATGGCGTCCGTCAGATTATTCCGCAGAGCGCCTTTGTTGAGGATCACAGCTTTCACATTGTCCTCTTTCCGCAGATCATGGCGGATAGCATCCCAGGTGTCCACGAACAGTTTCAGTCCCACACGGCTGTTTTCATCCACGTCCGTCACCAGAATAATGGCGTCTGCCGCCAGGAAGGCGTTCTGATTGATGATGTTAATGGACGGATTCGTGTCCAGGAGGATGTAATCGTACTGTTCAAAAAACTCCGGGTGGTCCTCTATGTAATTCAGCAGGATGCGTTCCCGACCGGCCCGACCGCCGATCCGCAGCTCTGTGGCCACCAGACGGATGCTGCTCGGAATGATGTCCAGGTTCGGCAGCTCCTCAATCGGAGACCGCACCACCAGCAGCTCAGGATCTACGTTTGCTCCCTCAAAAATATCGAGACAGGAGAACACATCCTCCTCCGCGATGTTAATACCGATGTTGTTGGAGAGGTTGCACTGCGGGTCCACGTCGATACCCAGCACCTTCTTATCCTCCGCCAACACCCCCAACAGATTGAATGTGGTCATGGTCTTGCCGACTCCACCCTTTAATGTACCTATGGCGATCACTTTCATATAAACACTCCTATCGTTGTCCTTATGTCGCTCTACAAGGATTATACTTCGATTATATGCCAATTACGATTAGATGTCAACCGTAATCCGATTATATTCGTTATTAGATTTCTATTATAATCGTGAATATACTTCTATTAGACTTCGATTAGAATTGAATTACATTCGTTAAGTACGTCCGAATATATTCGCAAATATAATTGGATTACAATTCTATTCCTATTATAATCGAATTAGATTTCTAATCGAAACATATTCCGACTCTATTCGACACACCTCCTGTGCTACCATATTATCCGACAGAAGGGAGGTGAGAGTATGACCGTTACCGAAGCATACAAGTCGCTGCGTCGTTGGAGGAGCTGGGCCACCAGAGTGGAGCATCGCTGGTCGCCGGACAGTCCCATGGTGAATCTGGCCCGTCGTCGTGTCCTGGAGGCTGAACTGCGCCTCATGGAGATCCTGACCGGAGTACGCTGACCGCGCTTCGCTTGGTTGCACCCGTGCGCTCCGTTCGTCCACTTCGTGTACGATCCGGTGCTGGCGGGTTCCTACGTGTTCTGGTTTGGTTTTTCTCCACATAGGGTATCTTAATCACCAGATCACACTCCGGGGACGCCCCTACAAGCCGTTAAACTTTTTGATGGATTTTACTTGACTTTCGGGCGAGAGATCAGCACACTTCTTTGGTGGATGCAAGGACAACGGCTTTACCCTCCCTACACACAGGTTTCCCATAAAAGAAATCTGTGTGAGGGGAGGGGTGGTGAGAAGTAGGTACTTCCCCGGAGCCATACTAAGGTTTCCGTGTCCACCGCCAGTATTACTACCGACTAAATGTTTCACAGCTTACGCCGCTCTGTGCCAAGGTCTGCCATCAAACGCACTCGATTATCAATCGCCATTTACTCCCTACGCCCCCGTTACGAGGCTGACAGGACTGAGGGTCCCCGTAGACTTCTACGGGTGTCTCCGCTATTTTCGCTTTCCGTTTTGTTTCGGGCGTCACCCCGTGCAGATCCGATACTGCCTTATAAAATACAGGGAAACCCCCGCACCCTCTCACGGCGATTCCTGCATCCTCTGTTGCGTGATTAGCGCCGTCCAGGATAGCAAAGGTTGTTTTATGGTGGTTGTCCTCTCAGCACCCGCATGGTTTCCAGCCGCGATTCGGCTCTATATGAAATTTACGATTGACAATTTTCGTAACGTTTGATATAATGTCGTCACGAAAAAAGGCAAGGCTTCGCCGCACCCTACACAGTCTGGTTTTCGCCAAAAAACCATGTGCAGCGTGTGATTACGAAAAAAGGTAAGACTTTGGTAAGACTTTGGTAAGACTTTGGTAAGACTTTGGTAAGACTTCGCGCTTTGCTTTATCACTGAAACATTAACCGCAGCGCCAACTGCGGAACGACAAACGGATCAGCTTCGGCTGGTCTTTTTGTTTCGCCAAAAACAAAAATGCCGCACAGGATAACCCGTGCGGCAAAAATGACCGAAATACACCTTTTACTCTTGACTTTCATGCCCTTTTTGATACAATAAAGGCATGAATAAGCCATATGCGCAAAGGCGCTGCCGGATACGGGCGTTGTATCCTAAGTTCCGCAAATCGTGTTACCAGCACTTTTGCGGATGTCGCTTATTCTAAGCCTCCGATTCGTCGGAGGCTTTTTCTATTTGTCGTTGGTATCAATCTATCACAAAGTTATCCACAAATCAAGTGGATAATTGCGATTTTTCCCACAATCGCATGACCAGTAGTCATATATCCGTCAAAAAAGTTCGAGAGGGGCCGGTTTTCGACCCCTCTCTCGTTATATTTGTCCACTCAGCTTTTGACGATGTGGGTAGTGTAACCCTTGGATTTCAGTTCTGCGGCCAGCTTTTTGGCGTTCGTTTCCTTGGAAAACGCACCGACCTGTACCCGATAAACCGCTGACGGCTTTTTCTTAGTCAGCTTACCACGCTTCGCCAACACCTCTACGATGGCCTTTGCGCAGTTCTGAGCATATTCGTCCGTCAGGATCACCGGCACGTCGGAACGGCTATCCATGAAACCCAATTCCAGCAGTACGGCTGGCATGGTGGTTTTACGCAGTACATACAGGTCGCTGGTAGCCTTCGGGGTAGACCGGTTGCCTTTCAGGCCAGTATGAGCGATTAGAGCGTCATACAGAGCGTCCCGCCACTCCACGGATACCTTACTGCTCCTCGGATGGGAAAACGCCACGATACCGCCGCCAGCGCCGCCGTTTACCCCGGCATTGTGGTGAACAGACAAGTAAAAGTCTGCACCCCAGGTGTTGGCACGGCTCACACGGTCGGCCAGCGCAGGGTTTTCCTCGCCGTCATCGGAATCATCCAGACGCAGCAGGGAATACCCCGCGTAGTCTTTCAGCAACGATTCTACATGGTCGCAGATCCGGTCGTTCAGCCACCACTCACGGGTTTCGTTTGGGTCAAGAGATTTCAGACAGCGTTTGCCCGGAGTGTTGATTCCGTGACCCGCACCCAGTGCGATCTTAAACACCGTCTGTCACCTCCGGCAGACCCGCCAGAGATGTCAGCAGACTCAGGATACCCGCCAGTGCGGACGCAGAGGCAACCACACCCCAGTCCACAGAGGACAGAACGGCTGTGGTGCCGATGGTCGCCACGGCTGTCTGAGCCACCGTTTTGATAGCACGGATACCCGCGCAGCGAACCCACTGTTTCCAGTTCTTCATAGGTCATTCTCCTTTCATTCGGCGTTATACGCCTTTGTGATACTGTTCCAAATCATCAATTCGGTGGTTAATCACCTTGATCTGTTCCTCGACCACAGGCATACGTTTTGCGAAATTGTTATGCTCCCTAACCTCACGGGTCAACTCCTCTACTTTCGTCTCCATGACCGCCTGAGTCCTACCATTGCTGATAAGCACACCCAGGAGGGTGAGACCGCCTGTAATCAGAGCCGTAATGATGGTATCTGTCACGATGCGACCTCCTTAACCGATGATGGTATAGCAATAGGTTTGACCCTCAGCGTTCAACTGCTCCGACGCAGACTCGAAAGAGTACCAGGAAAGAGTATTTCCGCTCCATTCAAGCATAACTCCCTTTGTACCGTGAGTGTGGCCAGAACTCGCACCGTTCACCCACACAAAACCGCCGTATGAATATTCCGGTCCGGTTATCGTGACAAGTTTCGGCACAAAGGGGAACGTAAGCGTGTTTTTGTAACCCGTTTCCGCTGTACCAATGGGATAATATTTGCCGTTGCCGACATAAGAACCCGTCGCTATTTTCGCACACCCCGTCACCTCGTCTGCGGTAGGAACCCAGGTGTTGGGTCTCGCGCCAACCTCTGCGGCAGAGGGCATCCATGTAGCCGGTCTCGCGCCAACATCAGAGGCCACCAGACTAATATCCGCACCAAGTGTCTTGCCGTTTACCTTGCGGGAAGTCGGCACAGCATCCACGTCTGCGGCAGTCACAGGAATATCGGAACACTTATGACCACCCTTACCAAGCGTACCGTCCTCGCGGATCACCGCCAGATAGCAGTCATGGTCTGCGGTAGGGGAGGTGTAGCTGCCGTTCTCCAGAGTGAATTTGGAGAAATCAGAGATTTTATCAAAAGCGGCGACCATAACCCCGTTTTCGTCCAACAGGTGAATATAGTTCGCACCCTTGATAGCTGTGGCGCAGCCATAGCTGTCACCAAGATATTTCAAAGTAGGCATATTGTTTCCTCCTTAGTAGTTCGGGTTCAGCCGCAAATTTCAGGGTAGTCCTCAATGGCCCGGATCTGCGCGGCGTAGGTTGACCAGTTTTCTGCTGCCTTGAAGGCGTCCACCATCAAGCGCGGGACGTAGATGTAACCCGTGCCGGATGCGATAGGTGTACCGGAAAAAGCGGAGGTATTTACCAGAGTACATACTGCCGCTGTCCTGCGCAGGATCAACGTTGAAAGAGCGAGACAACTTGAAAATGCCAGTACATCAATTCTTTGTACCTTCGGGAAGTCCAGAATAGCCAATGCATAACAGGCGACAAATGCGTTCACGCCGATATACGACGCGACCGGGAGGTTCACTCTGGATAGCTTCGCGCAGCCGTTGAAACAATTACCGTTGATTTGCATGGCAGACGCCAAATCGACAGACTCCAATGTGCGTTGTCCATAAAAAGCGTAATTACGCAGCGTTGTGATTCGGCTGTTGGAGTATTCAACGATAGTTCCCGCCAACAGACCATCTTCCGAACTCGCATCTCCGCCCACGGCGAGATTTGCCACAGCGTTTTTATACCCGTCCGGCCACGCCAGTGTTTCTGTGGTGCCGCCCTTTGCGCGGATCACGTCAGCCAGACTGGTCATATCCGCGTCAAGCTGTTCGGTGTTCACCAGCTTATAGTCTGCCATCAGTAGCTGCCCCCCTCCCATGTACCCAGCTCCGCCTTAACGGCGTCAACGATTTTCTGCATGGGCAGGAACTCGGTGGGAAGCTGGTTGTACTTATACGTCGGGGAACCGCCAAGAACTTCTACCGTGATTGTCTCTGCCTTGCTTGTGTCTTTGTAGATATTGACGGTGGTATTCGTCTCGCTGACATACCAGAACAGACAGAACGGCTCGTTATTATCTTCGGATTCGGAGATCAGAGAGCCGTTACCAACGTAAAGAACACCATCGCCTCGGAAACACATACAGGTGTATTCGACGCCGTTCCACGACACCTGATAGGTTTCACCTTCAAAGAAAATGTAATCGCCGCTGAATTTGGTGGTTCCAGCCATGCTGTTAAACGCAACTTCGGTAGAAGCAATGATTTCCTTTTCGCCACCTACAAGCTCCTTTGTGGCTTGCCATTCCGTTCGTTCTACAAGTTCCTCATAGGCATCCTGCGCCATTTCCGCGCGGTCCTCCGCCGTCCAGTAGTCCGTACCCCTGACGGGAGTATAGCCGTCTGCGCCGTCCTTGCCCTCTGCACGGATTCCGGTGTCGTATGTGTCGATGTACCAGTTTCCGTTCAGAATGTAGGGTGTATAACCTTCCGCACCGTCCTTACCAGCAGGACCACGGGAAGGAAAGCCGGTGTCCACGCCGCCGATCAACCAGTTGCCGGTTGCCTCTGAGATCCACGGCGTTTCACCGTCCCGACCCTTTGCGCGAACTCCCGTGTCTACATCACCAATCCACCAGTTGTCGTTGTTGATCCACGGCGTCAGGCCGCTTGCGCCCTGGGGGCCTGCTGCGGGTACGCCTGTGTCTACAAACGCGCCTTGGGTGCTGTCCCACTCATGCCAAGTGCCGTCGATGCTGATATACGGCGACTTGCCATCGTCACCCTTGGGGCCAGTAGCGCCAGTGACACCAATGGGTCCTTGCGGCCCGGTATCACCCTTCTCACCTTTCTCGCCCTGTGCGCCGGTATCTCCTTTGTCACCCTGAATACCTTGGGGTCCCTGGGGTCCTTGCAAACCCCGCTCACCTTGAATACCCTGTGGACCCTGAGAACCCTGGAGACCCTGTGGGCCTTGCGGACCCTGCGGACCTGTGATATTCACAGGATCAGGATTCTCCAACCCACCGTTGTTAGTCCAACTGAGTGTGCCGTCATTCGACACAGACGGGATAAATACTGCGCCGCCCGTATCATCGTCTGAGCCGCCGTTTCCGATTCTCTTGCACAGTTCGTTGACAGCATCTACAAGACAGTGCTTTGCGCTCGTTTGCAGATCGGAACAGCTACCGATAGAGCGTCGGGCAGAAATGTCTTTGAGGTTCACCCGTCTGCCGTTTTGGATGATATAGCTGGTTTCAGCCATTCACTCGCCTCCTTAGTAGCTCGGAATACTGGTCTGTGCGCCGGAGTAAATACGCCCACCGTTTGTCGTAATGTTTTCTGTGGTGGCCTCAATGCTGCGGGAAGTGTAAGAAATCACCGCACCGGAATCAGAACGGAGAGCCACCCCGTTATTCGCACCCGCGATACCCGCCAGAGCGATTCTGGTGCCGCCTGTTGCATACACGGCATTGTAAGCGCAGTTGCGAACGATCATCAGCGCACTGTCTGCAACAGACACGGTGCTGTTCGCCTCTGCCACAATACCGGAAATCGCAGCCGCCATACCATCCACGACGAATCTGCCGCCGATCACAACGTCGCTCCTGTTTCGGATAGCCAGCAGAGTGCCGACCACGCTCTCAGAGCGAACGATCTCAGCCACGTTAATCCGTACTGTGGCGCAGGAGATTATCTGAATACCCCGCACAGTGACCGTCCTGCCAGCCACACCCAGATTCACAACACCGCCCTGGAACCCCTCCAGTACGACGCGACCCTCATAGGTGCCCTCTGCGATGTCGATGGTGGCCGTGTGGCCGTCCAACCACTTCGGCAGAGAGTCAACAGCTTTCTGGATGGTCGCATACGGAGCTTCACCTGTACCGTCGCCAGTCACATCGCTGCCGCTCTTGGAAACATACACGGTGACATCCTGCGTCAGTGTGTATGCCTTTTGATCGAACAATACTTTGTTGAGAGGGGTTCCCTCCTCGATAGGCTGGTCAGCTCTCACCAGATCGTATATGTTTTCCTGTCCGCTCACCGGAGTCAGCTTCACTCGACCCGGATAAGTGGGAATCCGGTCCACGACCGGCGTTTTCAATTCCATAAATCAAACCTCCCCGGCAAAAATATCCCCGGCAAAGATCCAGGGTTTTTGTAGTTTCGATGTTCCTGCGTCGATGGCCGCCAGAATCTTTTCCAGATTGTTGGCGGCGATATAGTCCAGTCGGTCAGCCGTGGTTGGTGTACGGGGCGTAGCCGCCGACACCGCGATGGCCGACCGCAGAACCTCAACGTTTCCGAAGTATCGGTCGAAATCCGCCTTTGTCGGGATTTCTCCAGCCGCCCAGTCGGTTTTTATTTGCAGGGTGGGGTGTTGATACCCCAGAAACGCAAGACGCGAGGAGAGGGTCTGTACGGCCATTTCCACGCGGTTCATGTCCGTATGCGAATACCGACCTTTCATTTCGGCCAGCCATTCTTCGCGTTCGCTTTGATTCATGGCCGACCAACCCTTGTCATGCAGCATCCGCCATCTGGCCACATCCGCTTCGCTGCGGTCTGTAATCAACTCCACACATTACACCTCCCCTGAGTAGAACTCGTTGCTGCGGCGATCCTCAGAATTGAGGTCAACGGATACCACGCGACCAACATATTTTCCGCGCAAGGCTCCGCCGGTAGTGGAGTAGTTTACCTCCGTCACGGCAATCACGTTTGCCGCATACTTACTGGAAACGATAATGTTATCCAGAACCTCCAGCCGAACATCCGCCCGGAACTCGCCGGAGATCACCTTGCGGTTCAGCAGCATTTTACAGGTATGCTCCCCCACGCGGGTGGCATCCCCTTCTGTTCGGAGAAGCACGTTGTAGGCCGTCAGCACCTCGCCCTCGCCAGTGCCACTGTCTACGCGAACCTCGTCCTGCTCGTCACCGTAACCCACGGACACCGCTTTCAGCGGCTTGGAAATCGCATATTCCGGGTGGGAATAGCTGATTGCGGGTTCGATGATGTATCCGCCGTATGTCGGCAGCCACGGCATTACAAGGATCATACCTTCGCTGTTTTGGTGCAAAGTGCAGTTTCCCGCATGAGCCACCATCTGGAGAACTTCCGCCATTGTGTACTGACTATCGTCACCCGCAAAATCCGTGGTCAGCTCACGCAAACCATCGTATATGACATATCGGATGGAACCATCATCCAGAAGCGGTAGCTGTGCCTGTTCAAACACATTTTCCGCGATGTCGTACAGAGTGCCGGAGCGAGGACCGGTATATTCCTCACCCATAAACTCCAGAGCATCACGGGCGGTAAAACTGGCCTCCAAACCGTTCGCCGGAGTAGACCACTCACCAAGCCAGAAGGTGCCGCCGTTGATCCATTCCGTTGTACCGCCAACGGTCATGCCGTAGCGCAGACGAACCTCCTGCCGCTCCAGCAGATAACGCTCAACACCTACGGGATTATCTGGATTCCAGCGATCATCGTCATTCCGCAGTCGGAACGTGATGGCGTTTTTCGGCAGAGCCGCAGAAAGAATGTCTGCCGTCTGCGTGTGGTCGAACCCAACAAGGTCGCCCTTGTTATAGACCTGTTCAATACCCAGAAACACAGAGACGCATCGCGCCCGGTGATAGGGGAGAGACCACCGCAGGATCTCCACCACGATTCGGTTGTAAACAGCAATGTCCATCCAAACAACAGACACAGGCGAAGCGTTATTCTCGACCAGCATCTGTGCAACCACTTCGCCGCCGTTGTAGGCGGTTACTCGAAAATCTGTCGCCCACTCACGAAACACCTCGCTCCAGGTGATCGTGATACCGGGGATCAGTGCCGTGTGCCGTGAACCCAGATTGATGGTGATTTTCGGGGTCTCTGTAAACAGACCCTCCGCGTCGGAGACATTATCTGACACATAACCGGGATCTGTCGGCGTATCGTCGAAATAAGTGAAGTCACCGTCCAGACCCCAGAAACCATGCTCCAGTGTGCCGTACTGTTCGCTGTTTTTGCGCATACCGACCACCAGATTCTCCGCCTCAGAAAACGTTGTTTCCATTGTGGCAGAGGCGGTTGCATCCTGCTGTAACCCCGGCTCGGTGGCCCGATAGGTAAGTTCCAGAAACGTCTCCGACAGCAAGGTCTCCCGGTGGGCGTTCACCCATCCGTTGGATACTGCGATCATGGCTTACACCTCCACCAGAGACAGGGCGCAGTCCGTCCAACCCATGACCTCTCCCGTAGTGGGATGTCTGCGCCACATTCCTGCGGATCGGTCGCTCACATACATCTGTCGGGTGGTGTAGCTTGCTGTCGCCTGATTATAAAAAGTTACGTTGTTGTAAAACGTATTGGTGAACAAGCTGAGAACGTTTGCCCACTGTTGAGCCGTGAGGTAGCGCCATTTCAGCTCTACCTTGGCCACATCATGGCGAACCACAGAACCGATCACATAGCCTTGAACGTTTCGTCCGCTGTCTACGATGGTGCTGGTGTTCGCGCTGTATTGGCTGGGTTCCGGCAAAGGAACACCCGCAACCGACACAAGGTCTACCATACACGCCACTCCTTTTCAGAAAATGGCGCTCTCGGCGCTCAGTATGCGAAACCAAGCTGATTGCCAACAAGGGACAATCCGCGCTCGGACTCCGCTTTTTTCATACTCGAATAAATCTGTTTGCCGTCCAGATAGACGTTCACCGCCTGACCGGAACCACCGCTCGTTGCGTTCATGGCGGCAACAACAGCGCTGTAAACACCAGCGGCAACCGCATCCACAATCTGGTCATTGTTGGCCACCGCAGTACGGTTGCCGATACGACCAACCAGCTCAGGTCCAGCCTCACGGGCAATGAACATCTGACCCATGTTCGGGAAACCACCATCCGCGAAACGTGCTGTGATCGTCGGAATTGTGAACAGTTGGATGCTGCCAGCGGGTACGACGGTTTTGCCAAGAATCTTGACTTCATCCCAGGCGAAATGCAATTTGTCGTTGAGCCATCCGATAAATTTGTTGAACAGGCTGATACCGGAGTTCAGCATATTCTTCACAATCTGCACGAAACCGTCTTTGAGTCCACCGAACTTCGAGATCCAATAATCCTTCGTGAACTTAGGTGCAACATTTATGCTGTACCAACCCTTCACGTTCGACCACAGGTCCTTGAACTTCTGGAGAACGTCCCCGCAGAACTTTCCGACCGGCTCCAGAATTTTTTTCGGCAGACTCAGGAACCAGTCAATGATGTCCTCGATCATGTCCGGTACGATGGAGTGACCAACCAGCTCGTCCCACAATAGGGTAAACCAGTCGATGACGCCCTTGGCGAACTCGACGACCGCACCTATTGTCATGTCGTACAGACCACCGAATAGGTCGATCACACCCTGAACCGTGTCGGACGCTGCGTCGAAAGCGCCCCGAAAATCGCCGGTCAGAATCTTCACCACGAACTCTACGACGCCACGGACGATCTGAGTGATTCCGCTGATCGCCTGTACAAAGCCACCAACGATTGTCACCACGGAAGAAAATGCTCCGGCTATCGTGCCGCCGACAATATGGAAAATAATTCCACCTACGGTCTCGACCGCTGTACCAAATCCCTCGAACAGCCGTTTGAAGAAATCAATTTTCTCCAGCTCCGCGAACACATTTTTCGTCCACTTCACAATGTCGCTGAAAATACCGGCGACGGGGGAGAGGGCGTCGGTGATCTCGTCCCAACTCTCCTTGATTTTCTCCAGTTTGGGTACGATGTTGGTCTCGAAAAATTCCTTGGCCACATTGACCACAGACTGCCAGTTTTCGTACAGATAGTACGCCACAGACGCGATGGCGGCGATGATGGCTGCGATGGTCGCCCAAACCGGCAGACCGAAGAATCCGGCCACGGCACTCACCGCACTGCCCAGCAGCCGGAAAATACCGGCAAGCTTACTCAGCAGGGGAGAGGACGATACAAGGGGGAGACCCTTGAACGCCCCGACCAATTCCTGAACAGCTCTGGCTGCGGGACGAACCCACTCGGTCACTTTCTGGATGATGTCCAGTTTCTTCAAAGCGACCCACACAGCACCCGCCGCAGCCGCAAGACCACCCAGAACAGTGACGACTTCCTCCATGCTGTCCACAGAGCCGTCCTCGAACGCCGCTTTGAGCGACACCGCAGCCGTAACGCCCAGACCGATCACTACACCGGCAGGACCCCACATAGCGCCCAGCGCCCAGGTTCCCAGTGCCGCTGTGACAGCCGCTTTGATGAACTCCTCCCACGAACCTTCCGTGATGAAGTTTTCGAGGAACTGATCCATGAGCGTCCACTGGAGTGTGACCACCACGCCGGACAGACCGACCTTGGAGACAGTGTTCATGTTTTTCAGGAAACCACCGCTGAAAAACTCCGCCTCTTTCAACTGCGAAATCAGCTTTCCAAGACCCATGAGTGCGAGTCCTGCGCCGATTGCCTCAATCTGCCACATCCACTCGTCGTAGAAGTCCTTGACCTTCTGTTTCAGCTCGTCCACCTGTTTACTCGCCTGTTTGAACAGGGATTCGTCCCAGATGGAGTCCACATCCATGCTGTCCCAACCGGAGCCGTCACCGGCACCGGCACCACCAGAGCCGCCACCGGATGCACCGCTGGACGGATCAATGATATTCAACTCGTCGAATCCCATGGTGTACTGTTTCAGTTTCTTAACCGCATCGGCTGTACCACCCAGCGCTTCGGTCGAAGCATCTGCGCTCTGTGCAAAATCCGCAAGGCCGGAATTGTCCACGCCGCGACTCCAGTTCGTTTCAAAGAACGGGAGTCCGAAGAACTTGGCAATGGCCTCGGCTGCGTCATAAAGAAGCTGTACAAACACCGTCAGATACGGTACGACCGCTTGCAGAATGGGAAGGAACAGAGAACCCAATGCCTGTCCCAGCGTTCTCATCTGCTGAGACAAGGTGCGGACGGCACCTTCTGCTGTCTGCATTTCCGCCGCATACACACCGATAATGTTCTTGTCGATGGCCTGATCCACCAACGTCACATACCGCAGATACGACTTCTGTGCCTCGGTCGCCTTCTGCGTACTGTACGCCAGTCCGTGATTTGCCGCCGTTGCCGCAAGCTGACTGTCTACGATGGTGAAACCGGCACGGCGAATAGGCTCGACCTCACCGGCGATGGCAGAGCGGACAGCCGCGATGGCACCTTCCTCGCCGCCCAGGGACTTATACACGTCGTTGTAAGCCGCCCAGATGTCGTAGGCCAGTTCCGTGTAACCGATGGCCATCTTACCCGCATCCACCTGATTTACACCAAAGCCGGAGAGCATTTCCGCAAACAGCGAACTGTACTGCATGAACTCCTGCTTGTTAATCATCAGACCTTCGCTGAGTTTGTCTACCCACTCCAGCGACTCCTGCGCACTTTCACCGAACGCACGACCAAAACGTGCCTGAATACCGTCCCACTCGATAGCATCATTCATCAGATTGGCAATCGCGTCACCGACAAAATTAATCATGCTCAGGTAATCCTGTAGGTTCTGGAACGCCGTCATCAGGTTCAGACTCTGGTGATTCAGAGAATTGCTATGGTCCGTCGTAGCATGAGTCAGCTTATTGGTTCCCGTCACAATCTGATTGATGGTGGCAGGGAGACCCTTGATACCCTTACCGATTGCGGACAACTGCGTAGCCAGCGGCTCCAGTGCAGCAGACAACGCACGAATCTTTGTGGCAAACGCAGTCACACCCGCACTATCCAGATCGTTCATAACCTGGGGCAGCTTCTTTAGCTCATTGATTGCGGAGCGCAACCCTGTCAGCTTCGGGATGTTTGCCAGACGCGACAGTGCCTGAGACAGAGACGACAACTGACCCATGACACTGGACTGACTTCGCATTTCTTTCAGAGCGTCGTTCAGCCGACCCAGAGAATTGACGATTTTTGTAACCTTCGCACTGCCGTTCAGCCGCTCCAGTGCTTTCGCCAGATCCTCGATATTCTGTTTTGCGCTCCCGGCGCTGGATCGAATTTGTATATCAAGACTATCAATGGTCACAGACATACAAACACCCCCTTACCGTTAGCCTCGATAAATCGTTCCTCCTCGGTCAACCACACCACGGAATGTACCCGTGATACAGTAAACCTCAGAATTATAAATAGCCGGGGTGGTGGTGTAGGTCACACCCACCAGACCCAGTAAACTCAACCGCTGCGCAACGGTTCCGTAGATTTCACGGGCCTTCGCCCTCTTTCCTGTTCCGTTGCAAAAAATCTGCACCCGATACTGGACTTCTGCGTACTTGGGAAGTGCCGCACTATCCAGATGCGTCGGGATATTTTGTGTCTCGTCAATGGTGACAGTAGGGAACTGGGTGGGGGAGGCGACATACTCTCCCACGACCTTGATCCCCTCATATGTAGAACGGAGGTCAGTGGCCACCGCATTGAAAATTTCATTGGAATAGTCAATCATGCCGAACCAAACACCTCTCTCGCAATTTGGGTTATATCCTCGACCATTGCGTCTCTCGCAGCCACCATCGCCATTGCCGGAGGATTACCGTAGCTGTGCTGACCGTGGCCATACCACCAGCCTTTCGGATCGTCCCAGTGACCCTTACCGTCCGGGCCGTCCGACCATGTGCCGGGACCAAAACCGAACTGTCCTGCCAGCGGATGGCCGGAACCATACCGCTCACCGGAACCGAACTCAATGAACGCCACCGACTCGCCCTCAGCATAGATCACAGCTACACTTCCCGTGTTGTCCACCCGGACAGACACATCGTTCGTGCCGTTGTAGACCGCTCTGGCGAACTGGATGGACGCGACCGTGGCACCCATCGAAGCCAGCCGCATACGCAGCTCTGCCTCTTTCTGCTCCACCCATACGGCGTATCTCCGCAGCTCCTGCACCGCCGCATTGATGGAGGCTTCGGACAAACCGTTGATCCGAATGGTTTTAGCCATGCGGCGTCACCTCTCGCAGTGCCACCAGATAACCGTTTTTACTGTCGGCAACTCTGGCCACGGTGTAATTGTGGTTGTCCGCAGCAGCGTTCGGCTCCACACCGAACCACACACGGGAACCTTCCACCAGAGGCGTCACCGCCCCGGCAATGCTTACCGTGCGGCTGTATTCCGTCTGAGATCCGAAAACCTCTACTGCCTCCTGACCCATGTTGGCACTGACATTTCCTCGGAGAAACAGCGGCGCAGAGTATACAGGCTCTACCTCCAGCGTGTCGTTGCCATACTCGTCCACCAGAGGACGAACACCCAGCGGGATGGCATACCAAAGGTCCCGCTTATTTCTGTGAAGATTACGCATGGCTGCTCACGCTCCCCACATGAGGCGCGATTCTGGCCAACAGGGCCGATTTCTCCGGCCACGACCGGGAGATCCCGTTCTCGCTGTGGCTCGTCTGTCCCTCTGCGCCGCGTTTGGTGTAAATCTCCGCAGCCAACTGAATTTGCAGCATTTCGTATCGGGCGGGAACTACCACACCATCGGAATAGCCGAACGGATACATCCTGTTCAGCACCTCCGATTCGGCCAGTGCGACCATCGTATCCAGTACCGCGTCCGTATCGGTGTCCGGGGCAAGCATCGCCGCCAGAGCGACCCGCTTTTCAGATTTATCCATCGGCTTTTCCTCCCATCCTGGCGTTCACGGTCAATGCTTTCGCCGTAAACGCAGCCTTGATTCGTTCCATCCTCGCTCGTTCCTCCCGCTCCCTGCGCTCCTGCTGTTCTTCGGCAGTAATGGGGAACGGCTCAGACGGATACTGGTGCTTTGTACCCTTTGAGAACATATTGCCTACCGTGGCACTCAGAGCCTCGGCTGTATACATACCTTCCAGCCACAGCTCCTCGTTTCGCCTCCTGCGCCGGATGCTGTCCGCCGTCCGATAGGCTTTTGCAAGAGCCGGGTCCCCGTTCCAAAACAGGTCATAGGTCATACCCATTGCCAGATAGGCCGGAAACACCGCCTCGAAAAATTCCGTGTAAGTTTGGGGCGAGGTGCTTACTTCACCATCGCCCAGCTCACGTTTCCCTCGCCCTTGTTGTCCTCAGTCAGAGAGGCGAGAGTTTCCGCATACATTTCCATGAGAGCTTCCATGAGGCCGGTCTTGTTTTCGATGTTGTCAAAAATCTCGTCAACCGTGCTGCGCTTCACGCCGCCCCTACCACTGTGGTTCTTAATGAACGCACCGGAGAACAGCAGGGGGATCATGGTCATAGGCTTTGCGGTCAGTTCCTCCAGAACAAAACCCTGGCTTTCCATGGTCTTGACGCTCTGACGGCTGTACTCCAGGGTGTACTCCGTCTTACCGTAGGTCAGATTAATCTTGCTCATTGTAGGCGCTCCTTCGTTTCATAAAATTTAGATTTTTATAAAAGGGCGGGGATGATCCCCGCCCTATGCGCTTGTCTTAGGTGGCCGCAGTGAACTCCACAGCAGTGGATGCGGCAATATTGATGGTGAACTCAACCACCTCGTTGACACCCTTACCGGGCAGACCACAGGTGTGCTGACCCTGCCAACTGAACTTGGAGCCATCGGAGAACTCCAGAACATAGTACTGAGACTTGTTCGCGTCGTCGTTGACCTTGGCGAAATCGGCACTGGTGTAGTTCGCGGTGAAGGTCAGCATATCGCTGCCCTTGATACCGGGAATGTTCGTCACCTGTGCGTCAGACAGAGTGGTAGTCTCCAGCAGTTCGGGGTCAGAAATCAGGTCGGGGAAATCCTTGATGTCCACAACCTTCTCGGCAGCCTCGGCAGAGGCACCCCATTTCAGGGTGATACCATAAGTGTTAATAGCCATTATCTGTTCCTCCTTCCGTCGTCAGGTCGCAGATTATGCGCCCAGAGTGATCTTGACAGCCTTAGTGGCGTCAGTCAGAGCGGCCAGATAATACTTGCGGCTCCAGATGGAGTTCTGACGAATGTCAGCATCGCGCTCCTGCTCGACCTCAGTACCGCGCTTGTTGAACAGAGTGACAGCCTCACGGTTGGCGATCACGATGGTGTTCTCGTCAGCGTCAGCCTTGACATACAGAGCAACGCCAGCGACATGACCGACATAACCCTGCTCGGCAAAAGCCTCAACATACTTCAGGTCGTCCTTCAGAGCCTTGCGGACCTTAGCCATATCCTTGGGATTGACCAGACCGAACAGACCCATACCCGGCAGATTCTCCTGAGCCTTGACATTCAGCAGGGCAGTAGCATCGACGAAAGCGCCGAAGTCAGGAGCGGTAGCAGCGTGAACCAGCGTTGCCTTGTTGAACTCAGCAAAAATGTCGGCGTTCACGGTGTTGAACATATCGGTGGCCATGTGGCGCAGACCGGTAGTCACCACCATAGGATCGACCATTTCCTGCTCGTCGAAATACTTGAAGCGGTTCTGAGCAAGCTGGATGGTATAGCTTTCCTGAGTGTAGCCAACCTCGATGTCCTTGCTGTTACCGACACCCATAGTCAGCTTCTCGGTACCGTTGGTAGCGGTGTAGACGTTAATCTTCTTCACTCTACCGGCCTCGCCCACCAGAGAATTGTCGATGGTGCAGAAACGCATCAGATCCAGATGGCTGTTGTACTGGTCCTCGATCTCGTTCGCCAGAACGAAATTCTGATAAATAGTGTGAGCCATAGTTAATTACCTCCATACAATTCTTTGTACTGTTCAGGGTTCTCCTGTGCGAACTTCTGCTTCTCCAGCAGAGTCATCTTGGAGAACGCTTCTTTATTGACACCCTTGGTGCCATCCCCCGCCGGAGGTGTCGGAGTATCCTTCAACAGTTCGGCTTTCAGAGCCTTTTCGCGATCCGCTACAAACTTGGCGTGGTTCTTAAACATGGCAGCCATGTCGCCCTTCTGGACGGCCTGTGCCGTGGATTTCGCCAGAGCCTCGTCGTAGCCGATGCCCATAAACTGTGCTGTGTACTCGCTGACAGCCTTATCGGCCCGCAGGGATTCCAGTTCCGCAAGAATACTTTCCCGTTCCTCGGCAGCCTTGGCCTTAGCTGCTTCATCCTCGGTCATGCGCTCACGGAGCTGCTTCTTTAGATTTGCCGCTTCACTGGCATACTTGTTGGCCACGTCTTTCTTCACCCAATCGGTAAAATCGGGATCGGGAACGTCGTAAGCCTCCAGTGCCGCCAGCTTTTCCTCGGCAGTCATGGATTCGTATCCGTCGATCTTGCTAATGTCGATCTTTGCCATTGTGATTCCTCCTGCGTTTTAACGTGTTCTCTCACGATTTCCGCGACACTTATATCCCGCCTTCTCTGGCGGCAACAAAAAGAACGCCACAACCCCCGTCAGGGTCATGGCGTTCCAGACGCTCGAATTTCTGTAATTTTTCGATCTGTGTCGAAATAGACCTTCACGTCTTTTCGACAGCGGGGGCAGAGGACTGTGCCTTTGCCCTCAAAGTAACCCAGAAGCCGATTACACTTCGGGCAGCGAACAGGCGTCATTCCTCGACCGCCTCCTCTCGTTGTTATACCATTACCACAGCAAATGCAGTGCGTTTATCATGTGGTTATCTCACTTGCAACGACTGTTCCGTTGTCATCTACGCCGATACTGAAAAATTTACCGGAACCAGAAGTAATCACCGGAACGTTGACATTCCGACCAAGCCCGTCAGTTCCTTTAACCACAGTTCTTGTAAACAGAGGAACCAACGCCAACTCAATAAAACTGCCGTTATGATGGAGGCTTGCGCAAACCATCAGGATCAGATCGTGCCCATGAACGAAGGTGCCAACGGCGGTTTCTTCATCAGAAGCGAAAAGCGTAAGCGTTTTGTCGTAAACGGTATCGCCCTCAAAAGGCACGGTATACTGAAAAGCAATGCGAACAACGCCTTTTTGCATCTGCTCTGTAATGGCAGCAACCATCAAAGTGCTCGCAATTTCTCCGAGGTATAACGTGACGCCTGTTTCAATCACATCAAACGCTCCGGGCAAATCCAAAGGATAAAGCCTCGGGTCTAACATATTCAGCGTCTCGACCTCGCCGCTTACGGACAATGTGGCGGTTGTGCTGCCATCCCGTGGGTAAAACATTGACGGTGAACCAGCAATCGAAACAATCTCAAACGGATCTGTTCCATCCACCGAGTTTCCGATTACGACAGCACTGATGCCCTCCACAGACACCGACTGCGCAACGCAATTGTACACCGCACCGTTCCACTTTACGACATAGTTGTTTCCGGCTACCAGACCAAGATCCACAGGCAGACTATTCACACTAATGGATGAAAGGTCTGTCAGTGTAGTAAGAGGAAGGATTTCTGTGAACTCGGTTTTCATCCAAGGCACACCGTCAGGCAGACAACGGCTGTCCAGCTTGCGGATTTCGGTACTGCACTTATGATGAATCGAAAATACGGCAGAAGCAGAGCCGTCAAGAGTCATAAGGCCAAGTGTCCACTGAGACGGAATATCGCCAATCAAAAACGGCTCGTCTTTACTGGAAAGACCAAGCATACTTCCGTTGCCGATGCCAACACATGGCATACCGTATGCGGCAGAAGCATCCTGACCAACACACTCATATTCGACGCCGTTCCAAATCACTTTGTAGGTTTCGCCTACTACCAGACCAATAGAGCCGCTAAGGAAAGCCTGTCCGTTTTCATCAAATGTCGCTGTGGTTTCCGGCAAAATTTTCACCATGCCGCCCTCTGCCACATACGGTACACCGTCAGGCAGAAACTTGGGGTCAAGGGGATGAACAACCATCGCCCCCTGTCGGATGGAGATGGTCACGGAAGCCGACCCCACAAGATCGAGGGCCATGATGTTTCCGAGGTTCGGCATAACCAGCATGGCAAAGGGTTCTCCGGTATCCGTACCGCCCATAACAGCGAAGTTACCCAGAGCAACGGCAGCTTCATCCGTGGTAAAGCCCTCCGGCGCGGGCATGCCGACACACTGGTAGTGTGTGCCGTTATAGACCACCGTGTAGGTTTCGCCGATGAGCAATGCAGGCGCTGCTGTGATCTGCCATACCTGTCCGAATGTTGGGTCGGTAACCCCTTCGGCCACTGTCTCCGGCAGCACATCCACCAGACCGGGTTCTTCATAAAAGGGCTTGTCCGTCAGGTCGTTCCAACTGGAACCACCGCCCATCTTCTTCATCAGTGCCAGCATCGTAGGATCAAACATTACAGTTCCCTCCATTCACCGGCAGTATTGACCATGTAAACAGCACCACCCTTGTCTGCCACAATCGCCACGCTGCCTACGCAGCTCTGGGGCAGATTCGCGACATCCTCGGCGCTGTCCAGAATGAACGTGCGTCTGTAATCTTCGGTCACAGCGCACCACTCGCACGAAATCATCTTACAAGCCATAATTACTCTCCCTCCGTCTGGGTTTCCTCGTTTACAGGAGGCGTTTCCGCCTCCACCTTCTTCTCGTTGGCCTCCCACCATTCCTTGCTCTGCAAGTAGGCGCTTTCGGGGTCAAGGAACAGGCCGCTGTGGATGAACGCCAGTTCCGGGTGAACCTTGGGATTATTCAGCAGAGTGGTCAGCACCTGAGATTTCGTCTGAATGTTATCGTAGTTACGACGGGAGAACTTAATCTCCACGTTCCGCAGCGACAACTCCATACCCGTCATATCTTTCAGGATACGCAGGATCAGTTTCAGGAATCGCTTCTCAGACCGCTTCCACTCCAGCTCCACGCCCTTCATGTGGCTTTCCGCCATACTCCAGCCATCGCGGAGCAACACCGCAGAACCCGTGTCCGAAGTGGAGCTGCCACCGTTTCTATTCGGGATACCACAGATGGTCAGCACCGCATCGTACAGATTGTCCACCAGCACCTGAGTATCATTCTGCTGCATGGCCACGGACAGATACTTCGCATCCACGCCCTCCGGCAGACACAGCATCTTATACTCCTCCAGCTTGGCAGCCGTCTCGTCGTCGATGGTGCCGCCCAGCAGGGCGAGGAAACTGTTCACGAACTGCTCCACGTCGTCCAGACGGTTGGATTCGATCTCGGAGATCGCATCCAGGAGCGGCAGTGCGATTTCAAATGCGCCTAACATAGCCGAATTTGCCTTGTACTGGAAAATGGGTACGTCACCCAGTACATGAGGCTGAGATTTGGTAATCTGGCCGTTCTCGACCTCGAAGTACCAATTTTTTGTGTAAATGCTGTGTACCTGGACGTTTCCTTCCTGCTTCGTGATGGTTTTTACACCCATTACCACAGGTTCGCCCAGACCGTTGTATCGCACCACGAAACCGTATCGCGGGTCGAGGGTATACAGCTTGAACGGCTCCTCCGGGTCAGTACCCGGCAGTGCCATTCGCATACCCAGACCGCACACATACAGCCACTCCGCCAGCTCGGAATCCTCCGCCTGTTTGCCGGACAGGAACATATACTCGTTCAGCGCGGCAACCTCGTCGCTCAGGTCATCATCTGTGCCTCTGCGAATATATTGGATCGGTTCACCGAAACCGTAACCCCGCTTGAAAGTCACGATTTCGTTGGCCCGGTTTACATTGATTTTGTGATTGATGGCGGGTCGGACTTCCTTGGTCTTACCCAGAATCGGCGTCTTGCCCCGGTAGTAATCCCAGAGATACGCGATCTCACTCTGATTCTGCGCATGAACATTCAGCGCCTTTTGCAGAACATCCACCACGTTCTCAGGCGTGATCTCCGCCACATCCGTATAAATCTGTGTCCGCCCGAACAACCGTCGTCCTTCCATCTTCTCACCATCCCCCATATATGACTCTCAGTCATATTTCTACACAAATTTTAACACAAAACCCCATTTTGTCAATATGTTGTGACTGTTAAGCATCCATGACACAACATATAGTATCAGAACGGTCTCCGACCAACACTTACCACCTTGATACCACCACCCAGATAATCCGCCAGCATGGCCAGACTATCCGGTGCGTCATCGTGCAGATTCTTCGAGGTGAAACTGAAACTCGTCAGCTCGTTCATGGCGCGACGATAATCGTCATCCCGACAGCCGTCCGCACGGAAGTAGAACCGGCGAATATCCGGGGCATACTGCTCAATGCGGGTCAGCTTTGCCATGTTCGTGGGAGCCTTCTTCGTACTCATGTTAATCGAATACCCATGATCCTGCCGCAGAATCCGATACACGTCGTCACTGTACTCCTCGCCGCCGTTATTCGCCTCGGTGCGGCCCATCTTCACCTTATGCTGGAGGATCTTACCCACCGCACGGGGTTTCGTCACGCTCTTATCCCGCTTATCGAACAGCCAGTCATGCACATACACGTCGCCGCCGTACACATAAGCCACCGGCATACTCAGACTGTCGCCGCCGCCCCAGGCCACATCGTTCACGAATACGATGTTATCCGGCTCACCGTCCGGCAGCACACCGTTGTAGTAATTCAGGCCGTCAGCAGGGAAGGCCAGACCTTCCTTCTCGATACCGTGCTGCATGAACAGGCACTCGAAGTCCGCACTGTCCAGTGTGTTCTTAATATCGCGGATCTTCTCCGTGGTGTAGCGGTCAGGATGCTCATACTCGAAGTTCGATACCTCGTTTTCGTCCCAAACGGGGATGGCGATGAACTTATATCGTGGATCGCCTTCATGCTCCGCTTTCATCCGGGAAATCGGGTCATACGCAGACCAGATCGTTCCCAACTGGATTTGCTTCACGCTGTCACCGATCATACGGGTCGTCAGCGTGGCCTTGTAATCGTTGTACAGCTTCTCCAGACGCTCCGGCGACCGTGCCTCCTCCTTGTTCTTCACAAGGTCGTCCGTAATCAGAAACTTATTCGCACGAGTACGACCCGTAACGGAACCGCTCATGGACACCAGACCCAGCGTGGGGAAGTCACCGGCACGGCGATACGAAATCGTTTTATATTCGGACGAAATCGCAGGGGAGCCGTTGCCGGGGAAAATTTCGTTGTGGCAATACTCGTTCTGGTCAGTCAGGATCGCCCTCACGCTGTCCAGCATCATCTTAATCATGCCGTCCGAATACGAAACATACATATTCGCACTGCGAGGATAACGACCGGCGATGTATCCCTGGAGGAACTTAATCAGCGTACTCTTACCCGTACCGGGCGGCATGGAGAAACCTAAGTACAGCGCCACCGGATCGTCGATGAACTCCTGAATCTGCGTGGCAATTTTATGCTTACCCTCCAGCACCTTTCGGCGCGGCAGCCAGAACCGCGCTTTCGGCTCACGGTTCCACTCACAGGCGATCATGTAATCGTCGAAATTGTACCGACCGGCAAGGAAATACGTTTTCCGCACGATTTCCAACGCCTCCGCCGTCCGCAGCTTTCGCGCCTCTGAGCGCACCCAGCGGCACCACGCTACGATGTCCTTCGGGTCCTCCAACTGCACGATCAGACCCAGAGCATCGTTCAGCGATTCCTCCGTCTGCACCGGCTGTCGTCGGATTCGGTCTAACAGTAATTCAAACAAAATAAAAAGCGCCTCCCTCTCGGAAGGCGCTCTGTGACGCTCGAACAATAATTCACACAGCAATTATATATCAGATTTACCTCGCTTTTCAAGATAATCCAGAACCTCAACAGGTATTGCTACCGTATCGGGACTCACACCCAGCACTTTCTTCACGCCACCGGCGAAAATACTTGCACCAATCACTTTCCTACCACGTTCGTCAAGTTCAAAGCTCTCAGCCAAGGCATCGAAAATGAAAAGTTTATCCAAACGAGATATGTTTTTCACCCGCATATCCACGCTGAGTCGCCCAGGACCCTGAACCTCAATCACAATTCTTCCGGGCATTCCGACACCTCCAGTTTGCACTCACGCAGACGACGATCCAGTTCAAGCATCATGTCCAAACGACCAAGACTGTACTCGCACCGCAGCACAGAATCGAACCCCCGCAAGTGAGACAAAACCATGGCTACACTGCTCGTCACATTCAGAATACCCAGTGCGGCGAACAACCACATCCGCCATGTTCCCCAGTGGTGGCCGACAAGCCAAAGCATATGTCCTATCACAATACAGCCGAAACCAAAAGCGAAAAGTGTCATAAGCAGGATTTTCTTATGGCTCATGCTCATACCTCCAACGCTCTATCCTTGCGAACACATCCTCTGCTGTCAGCCAACCGACGACAGAATCACCCTCGGATTCCTCCGGCGTCAGCAGACCCTTGATCTCGATTCGATCCTCCGCCTCACCGTATGTACCCCAACCCTCGATAGCACTCACCAGACGCTCACCGTCGTCACGATATACTATGATCTGCCAGCCGAAATCCACGTCGCGCCAAAACTCTCGCGACCGCAGGAACTTCCGCTCCTGTTTCGGCACCATCCGTTCTTCACGGTCGATCCAATCATGCTCGATACCCGCCTCCTGCAACATTTCGTGCAGCCGGACGATTTCTTTATACTTCGTTTCCACATGCTCACTCATGCTCACTCATGCTCCATCAACGCTTTCCGCTCAGGACTATCGCACCACTCCTGCACTTTCGTCGCACTAAAATCGTAACCTCTCTGTACGGGAAAACCCTGTGGATCACGCACAGGATGGATTCCAAACGGCAGCGTCATATCTTTCGGCAGCACCCACAAATGATACACGTCGCACACGTCCACCAGATTTTTCTTCGCAGGAAACACTTCAATGGCCACCCGTTTCTCACCAAACAGTTCGTCCTTGATTTCCTGTTTCACGCTCCAGGATACCTCCAGAGCGCCGCCGAACCCCAAGCCACCCATCCGGGTAATGGTCACATGATCCACAACACCCCAATCGGTACGGAGCTGACGGCTCATAACACAATAGCCGTCCTCGCTCTCCCAACACCGATCCATGAGAGGCAGCCACGTTCCTTTATACAGTCCCAACTTTTCGTGTACGGCCTTGGGAGGTATGCTTTTATGCCAAATTCTCATGCCGATCACACCTCCAGCTTGTCACGATACTTCGCCAAACACACCTTACCGAAACGAGAAACCGCCAAAAGTTCCTCCAGTGCAGTAAACTTTCCATGCTTATTTCGGTATCCCACAATCCTTTTCGCGGTCGTTTCATTTATTCCGGCAAACGACACCAACTCCCGATATGTAGCCGTATTCACATTCACCTTACCGGACTCCGCTTTCGGCTTTTCCGCAACGGGGTTTTCCGCCTTCGGCTGCGGCTTCGGTTTCTGCTTCGGCTTGCGGAACTCCGCAGTGTCGCCCACCGTAATTTTCTTCGCCACAAGCTGATACCCGATCCGCGTCACACCGGGAACACCCCGCAGATCATCAGTATCCATGTACGGTCTGGCGGCGATAATCATTTTCGCAACCGCTGTGCTGAATCCCAGAGCCGTCAGTTCACTCAGGCCGCAGCGGTTAATATCCACCAACCCAGATTCCTCGTCCTCCACCAATTCCGGTTCTTCCGGCACATCTTCTGCGAATTTCTGCGTCTGATCCCGACCGAAAACCATGGCTGTCAGGCGATCCATCGCCATGCTGTACAGCCGCTTGTGCATTTCACACTCTACAATCATTCCTGCGGCCTCGCTCTTTGCCGCAGCCAGTTCTTTTTCATGTGCCGCTTTCAGTGCGGCGATTTCAGCTTCGTACTTCTCCGTAAGCTGCTGTTCTGTCTGAGAATCATGTAGGGTCAATCCCAAGGCGGTGGCCACCCCTTCGTCCACCCGCGCCATTTCTTCGCCAGTCAGCACACACATTCTATCTCCGAAACGTCGAATGTCAAAAGTGCTGATCTGATTACAGAGGGCGTAGCTGGCTCTCCGCGTGGATGTAAGGGGTACATTGATACACAGATTCTTCTGCATCGTAGTTATAAAAACACAGTTATACGTCTGTCCCGTGACGTTCCCTATTTCACTGCTCACGACCACAGCCGGTCGTCCGATACTCTCCTCAGAACCGACACTGGTGTCATATCGTATGTAATATACTTCGCCTCTTTTGGGACGATATTTTTCGTTCATGTTTTTTTTTTTACCTCACTTTCCAACTATATCGAACAATTCACCCATCAACTGTATTCGATCCGCCAGGTGGTTCGCCAACGACCGCCACCACTCCGCCGACCGGTTCTCGAACATCGCCAGCTCACGTTCGGCTGGGGATAGATCACTACAACAGACGTTCTCATACTTATCGCCGCGCTTCACACGGAAGTAGCAGCCGTCAAGATTGCGGTTCATATTTCTTCCTCCTTTGCGTCTTTTTCAAGCTGCCTGTCGTGCATCGCCTGTATTTCTTCGTCAGTAAACAGACCAGATTTTCTGAGATTCTGAACCATTTCAAAGTGTTCTACAATACGTGGATCACCCAGGGTAAGCGTGACCATCAGCCGTCACCGTCCATTCTCGCCAGACACACGGGACAACCTTTCCAGTGCGGACTACCCATCGTGCCGCACTCGGAACAATCGACCCAGCTACCCCAACCTTTATGCCGCACGATCCACCGACCATGCACCACCGGAGCCACGTCTGCGGTAGGAAACT